CTCCAGTTTATAGTCGAGATGACTAAAGCACAGAAAGATTTCACAAAAGTAAGTTGGCGGCCTTCTTTGCTGTAAAGGGAAGAACATGCTTCAAAATAGCTTTCTTAGCCTCTTGTTTAACAAAGTTGGAGACCTTTGAACGTGTACCGATATGTACGGGGGGGTGAGCTGATTGAATCTCATTAACAGCAGTTTGAATCTGTGTGTTGAGGACAGGCTGTGCAATAGCAAGCTGCGCAATAGGAGAACTCTGAATTGGAACATATTCATAGTTAGTGTAAGTCTCTATTAAAAGAGGAGTTGCACTAGCTTTAGAACCTGAAAGACCAACATAGAGTGTTTCCCATGTGTCATCAACTGCATTTGCCGTAGCATAAGTGGCTCTATCCTTCATATCATACGCATTTGAAGTGCGGGGATGAAGTGTTAGGTGCCACTCGCCACCATGAACAAAAGGATGCTGAGCCCAACTAGTAAAATTACTAGGATTATACGTAGTAACTCCACCAGCTGGGGGAGCAGAGCCTTTCGCTATGATAACATAGCCAGCAGAATCTGTAGCTGAAAGAGTATTTGCAATACGAACACCCATGCTAGTGGGACGATACATCATACCATAGGTGTTAATCAAATTAGTACTAAAATTACCAGTCCAATTACCTTGCCAAGTGACAACCAAACCGGCTGCTGAAGAGAAGCTCATATTTGGAAAGTTAGGCTTGACATTAAAGGCGTAGAAAGACTGACCATTAGCATCAGTGCCAATGGGCAAAGACTGACGTTGTTGGAAAGTCAAAGTTCTACCTGAACCTTGATCTGGGTAGCGTGCATTTGCAGCTTCTTCAGAGAAAGGATCAGTGAGAGCGATAATTTCATTCTGATAAGGAAACGAACCTGGGGCGGCCATCCTGGCCAACTTATTAGTTACTTTTCTGACTGTACTTTTGACCTTCTTAGAGGTCTTCTTCGAATTCTTCGACGGCATTAGATTTTTGTTTTTCAGAACTAACGACCTCATTCTGTAAACAAAGCTTTCTATAGTAAATCCAAGATTCACGAAGAAAGACACCATCCGGGTGCATTTCCAAATTAAGGAGGAGGTCCATAAAAGCTGGATCATCTTTAGTTAGAATTGCATTAGCAAAGGACTTGGCTAAGCCGTCCGGATATCTAATATAATTACCATCAACGAATTCAAAGACTTGTGAACAAAATTTGATTTTACTCAAAGTTTGATCACAAGTGTCGGTTAAAACAAAACCTAAGGATTCATACAAAGAAGGTACACCACGAACACCGACGTAGTCATCCCCATTTGTAGCGCAAGAAACAGGAAAAAGCGGTTCCTTGGTCAATTCATGGGGGGAGAGAGAAATTCCAAGAGAAGCTCTTGAGTCACTATTTTGGAGGTGAGTCAAGAATCTCCCAGACTTGCAATAGTAAAAATCTGGAACAACAACAACTCCAGATGAAGTTATGGTGACAACATAAGCATCGGCTATGGAGAACATGGTATAAATCTTTTGCAAGCTTGGGTGAACGAAACAATTAATGTATTCGTCATGCCAAGCAAAATGCATAAATTCACGATCCATATATTCCCAACCTTGAATATCGTCAGAAACTATATCTTTAAAGTTGTAAAAGAGGAGGCGCATGAAGTGAAGTAAATGATATCTACCGGATTCAGTATTAAAGTCAAGACCAACTTTATGCTCGCAAGTATACCATGACTTAGAAACATGGTTAACATAATCGAGGAAAAG